ATCGACAGTTGACGAGTGGCTCTCCGGTGATCTCCGCGAGGATGTCATCGGAGCCCTCGAGCAAGGTGCATCAAAGCTCGAAGATTACGTGATCCTTGCAACTAGTTCAGAGGGAACTGTTCGTAACGGTTCCGGGGACACGATCAAGATGGAACTCGCTGACATTCTCAAAGGCGATTACCTGAACCCGCACGTCTCCATCTGGCATTACAAACTAGATACACTAGAAGAAGTCGCAGAACCCAGGATGTGGCCTAAGGCCAACCCGAATCTCGGGAAGACAGTTAGTTACGAGACTTACCAGCTGGATGTCGAGCGTGCGGAGAACGCGCCGGCTTCACGGAACGATATTCTGGCGAAGCGGTTCGGAATCCCGATGGAAGGGTTCACGTACTTCTTCACGTACGAGGAGACTCTCCCGCATCGAACTCGTGAGTTCTGGAAGATGCCTTGTTCCATGGGTGCTGACCTTTCACAGGGTGATGACTTCACAGCGTTCACATTCTTGTTCCCGATTAGCAATGGATCGTTCGGTATCAAGACCAGGAGCTATATTTCCAGTCTGACGATGTCAAAACTTCCGGGCGCAATGCACGCGAAGTATGACGAGTTTATCAGAGAAGGAAGTCTTCATGTCCTTGAGGGTGCAGTACTGGACATGATGGAGGTCTATGATGACCTTGAGCGCTTTGTTCTGGACAATGAGTATGACGTCCGGTCGTTCGGGTTTGACCCGTACAACGCCAAGGAGTTCGTTACCCGATGGGAATCGGAGAATGGTCCGTTCGGCGTTGAGAAGGTTATTCAAGGTGCTCGCACTGAATCAGTTCCGCTTGGTGAGCTCAAGATCCTGTCAGGTGAGCGCATGCTCATATTTGATCAGGAACTGATGAGTTTCGCTATGGGTAACGCGATCACCATGGAGGATACGAACGGCAACCGGAAACTCTTCAAAAAGCGCCAGGAGCAGAAGATCGACAATGTCTCAGCCCTGATGGACGCATGGGTGGCGTACAAGGCCAATAAGGATTCCTTCGAATAGAGAAAGGGGGTGACGCATGGCGAGTTTCAAAGATCGCCTAGTTCATGCCTGGAATGCGTTCGTGACTCAGGACAACAATCCCGATGCTCTGCCGCCGGCTTCGGACATGGGTGTATCATATTCGCATCGTCCAGAACGGCCGCGATATCGTCTCGGGAACGGCCGGACGATCGTAACGTCAATCTACACTCGCATAGCAATTGACGTCGCGGCAGTACCAGTCAAGCACGTTCGGGTCGACAAGAATGATCAGTATCAGTCTGACATGGACAGCGGACTGAACGATTGCCTTAAGGTTGAGGCAAATGTCGATCAAAGTGGGCGGCAGTTCATTCAGGATGCTGTCCAGACGCTCTTTGATGAGGGCGTCATCGCGATTGTTCCAGTCGACACCACGTTGAACCCCCTTACTACTGGTGGATATGATGTTCAGTCAATGCGAGTTGGCCGGATCACGCAGTGGTGGCCGAAGCACGTCCGGGTAAGGGTGTACAACGAGGACAAAGGTGTCCAGCAAGAAGTAGTGCTGCCTAAGAACATGGTGGCCGTTGTTGAGAATCCGCTCTACTCGGTTATGAATGAACCGAACTCGACTCTTCAGCGTCTTCTCCGGAAGCTCGGTCAACTTGACGCTATCGATGATCAGAGTGCTTCGGGGAATCTCGACATCATCGTTCAGTTGCCGTATGTCATCAAGACTACGCAGCGCCGGGAAGAAGCGCAGAAGCGCCTTAAGGAAATTGAGTTCCAGCTAAAGGGCTCTCAGTATGGTATCGCCTACACCGACGGTACTGAGAAGATCACGCAGTTGAACCGGCCGGCCGAGAACAATCTAATGGGACAGATCACCTATCTCACCGAGATGCTATACGGCCAACTCGGCATCACCGAAACCGTTATGAACGGCACGGCTGACGAACTGACGATGATCAACTATTACAACCGGTCGATCGAACCGGTCTTGGCCTCACTTGCTGACAACATGAAGCGAACGTTTCTCACCAGAACGGCGAGGACGCAGGGCCAGAGTATCGTCTACCTCCGGGATCCGTTCAAGCTGGTCCCAGTCAAGGATCTCGCTGAGATTGCAGACAAGTTCCGCCGTAACGAAGTACTCACGGCGAATGACATGCGATCGGTCATCGGATTCCCGCCGACTACGGATCAGAACGCGAACAAGCTGCAGAACCCGAACATTCCAGCGGCTTACTCGGCTCAGCCGGTCAATGGTGTGGCAATGACAAGGCCGCAGCTGCCACCAAAGACTGATCTTCCGCAAGTCAAGGCAATTCCATCCGGGGTGGCAGCCAAAGCCCAACTGGCCATAACGCAAGGAGACAAAAGTCAAAATGGTACCTGATTTCACTGGGTACGTCACGAAGAGCGGAATCAAGTGCACCGATGGCCGGACCATCATGGCCCACGCCTTCAAGGAAGCTGACGGCACTCAGGTTCCACTCGTGTGGCATCACCAGCATGACGCCCCGTCCAACGTTCTTGGCCACATGGTTCTGCACCACAAGGCCGACGGTGTCTGGGGAGAAGGTTTCTTCAACGACACCGAACAGGGCAAGAACGCCAAGCAGCTTGTCCAGCACCGAGACATCGGTTCGCTTTCCATCTACGCCAATCAGCTCGTCCAGCATGCCAAGAATGTCGTGCACGGGGTCATCCGTGAGGTCAGTCTGGTCATGGCCGGCGCCAATCCGGGAGCATACATTGATCCGGTCAGCATCGCCCACGGTGACAGCATTGAGGTTCTCGAAGATGAGGCCGTCATCTACACCGATGCGCTCCTCGATGACCCCGCGGCACAGCATGCCGGAAGCACCACCGTGGCCGGCCCGAGGATGGTTGGCCAGCCCAAGGGTGACATGCCGAAGGCTTCAGCATCCAACCCCGATCCCGACAAGGACGGGGACAACGATCTGTTCGACCCGAAGGACGGCGGCCTGGATGCGTCCACCGCGACGGTCCAGGAGGTCATCGACACCATGACTCCCGAGCAGCAGCAGGTCGTTTACGGCCTCGTGGGAGCGGCCATGGAGCAGGGCACCGAAGAAGGAGAAAGTGCCGAAGGCACTGACGACCCCGACACCACGATCAACCACGACCAGAAAGGCGGCACCCCAGTGGGCCGTAACGTCTTCGACCAGACCGACTCCGCGGGCCAGCGGGTGCGTCCTGGCAGCACGCTGTCGCATGACGACGTCAAGGGCATCTTCGCGTCGGCCATGAAGGGCGGTTCTCTCAAGGAGGCCGTCGAGGGGTACGCGCTGGCGCACAACATCGATGATATTTCGACGCTGTTCCCGTACGACCAGGCCGTCACCGACACCCCCGAGTGGATCTCCCGCCGGATGGAGTGGGTGGCCGGCGTGCTGACCTCCACCCGCAAGACTCCGTTCGCCCGGATCCGCAGCTGGACCGCGGACCTGACGCTGGACGAAGCGCGTGCCAAGGGTTACGTGAAAGCCAACCTGAAGAAGGAAGAATACTTCCGGGTGGCCAAGCGCATCACGACGCCGCAAACCGTGTACAAGAAGCAAAAGCTGGACCGCGACGACATCCTGGACATCACGGACTTCGATGTGGTGACCTGGCTGCAGACCGAGATGCGGGTCATGCTGGATGAGGAACTCGCTCGCGCCATCCTGGTGGGCGACGGTCGCGATATCGACGACCCGGACAAGATCAACCCGGTCAACGTACGCCCGATTCTCGGCGATGATGACCTGTACGTCACCACGCTGAACGTGGATCTGACCGACGCCAGCAGCACGGCGGACGAGATCGTCGACGCGGTGGTCACGGGGATGCAGTACTACCGTGGCTCCGGCAACCCGGTGATGTACACCACCCTGCCGTACCTCAGCAAGATGCTGCTGGTGAAGGACACCCTCGGCCGGCGCATCTACCCGACCAAGGCGGAGCTCGCTGCGGCCCTGGGCGTCAGCGCCGTCATCCCGTGTGAAGTCCTGCAGGAGACGGCTGATCTGATCGGCATCATCGTCAACCTGTCGGACTACACGATCGGCATGGACAAGGGCGGAGAAGTCAACATGTTTGACTTCTTCGACATTGACTTTAACCAATTCAAGTACCTCATGGAGACTCGTCTGTCGGGTGCCATGACCAAGTACAAGGGCGCCCTGACGGTCCTGGAGTTCACCGGTGCGGGTGGCATGCTGCCCAACCCGACTGCTCCGACCTTCGTTGCGTCCACTGGCGTCGTCACCATCCCGACCACGACCCACGTGACCTACGTGATCGTGGACGACACCGACGGCTCCGAGGGTTCGGCCCTCAGCGCGGGTGCCCAGACTGCGATCGACCCGGGCACCACCGTCCACATCCGCGCCAAGGCAGCGTCCACGTACGCCTTCGCCGACGACGCGAACGAGGACTGGAACTTCACCCGCGACAGCGCCTGAGGTAACGCATGCGGTTCCATGGAGCCGTAGGCTACGCCACCACGCAGGAGGTGCAGCCAGGTGTCTTTAAGGAAGTCATTACCGAGAGAACTTATCAAGGTGACGTCGTCCGGAATTCAAGGCGCTTGACTGCACCCCTGCTGGTGCCACCGATGGTGAACGGCAACATCTCACTCGAGAATTCGTTCAGCATCCTTGGCGACGCTGATGCCTACGCAAACTACATGAAGTTTCGTTACATCAGGTGGGAAGGGAACTGCTGGACTATCATCACCGTGGAGGTTGCTAAACCTCGCCTTATCCTGACGATTGGAGAGCTCTGGAATGGGGACACGCCTTGAGTTGCAGGTCGTTCTCGAAGCTCTCCAGGATGGTGTAGCAGTATATTTCCAGCCACCTGAAAATTCTGGGATGAGCTACCCCGCAATCGTCTATAACCGGGACTTTCAGTACGCGGCATACGCGGACAGTGCACTATATTCCCGGAAAACCCGGTACCAGGTAACTGTGATCGACAAGGATCCAGACAGCCCCATACCAGACTTGGTCGCTGCACTGCCGTTGACAAGAATGGTCCGGCACTTCACGACCGCCAACCTGAATCACGATATTTACGACGTATACTTCTGAGGAGGAAGTAGTGACGACAATTGTCTGGGATGGCACCGGTGACAAGATTTACGAAACTGGTGTCGACCATGGGGTGCTCTTTCCGCTGAACCCCAGCACGGCTCTCTACGACACGGGTTTCGCCTGGAACGGCCTCACCGCTGTCAACGAGAAGCCTGGTGGTGCAGCGGCTAACCCCCAGTTCGCTGACAACCTGAAGTACCTGAACCTGCTGTCGGCGGAGACCTTCGCCGGGACCATCGAAGCCTTCACCTACCCGGATGAGTTTGGCGCTTGCGACGGAACCAGCACTCCGTTCGCTGGTGTTCAGATCGGGCAGCAGCCGCGGCAGACGTTCGGCCTGTGCTACCGAACCAAGGTGGGCAACGACGTCTCTTCTGACGCCGGCTTCAAGTTCCACCTGGTTTACGGGGCTCTGGCGGCACCGTCCGAGAAGGACTATGCCACCATCAACGACAGCCCGGCCGGCGTTCAGTTCTCATGGGATTTCGACTGCACGCCGGTGCCAGTCACCGATCTGCTGCCGACCTGCCTGATCGTGATCGACTCGACGAAGGTCGATTCCGGGGCGCTGGCCGATCTGACCGATCTCCTGTACGGCACTTCGGGCACTGACCCGTCCTTGCCGTATCCGGACGACGTTATCGCGCTGTTCAGCGGTTCCGTGACCGACATCACTCTGTCGCCGGCCACGTTCAACGGTGCCCACACCATCACCATCCCGACTCAGACGGGCGTGAAGTACTACGTCGATGACGTCGAGCACGCCGCCGGCACGATCACCCTGACCACGGGTCAGTCGAAGGTCGTCACTGCTCGTGCCCAGACTGGTTACGTGTTCAACACGCCG